CTTAGATATCCCTTTGGGTTGTAGAGATAATAATCAATGTACTGACCCCACTCGTATTCTAGGGCAGATCCTTTCAGTGCTCTATTTACTCGTGGGTCATCTGAACCGCTGCTGAGTTTTTGCCTGACTTTACGAATCTTGAGTGGATCAATGTAACGAAGTTCTAGAATACCCTTCTTTGGGTTATCTAGATCAATTACTTTATGGTAAAATAAACGACCATCAATATACCAAGATCTGACAATCTCGTGAGCACGATTCTCAAAGTTCAACATTTGTTTGATTCTATCAAACTCATCACGAATTTTTTTCTTAACTCCAGCACCAACGTCTAGGTTGTTTAAATCAACTTCAACACAACTGTCGTTTGCATCACTGACAACGAATTCATTTACAATCTCATCAACAGCAGAATCAACCTCAGGATGCAGAGACATATCTCTGTATCTGCGAATTAACTCATACTCGTTTCTTGCTGTAGCATCCGTGTCTACATATGTTCCAAAATAACCGCCTGCTGCAACAGAGACTGGCTCATCAGCAGAAGGAGGGACAGGGGATTGACCCTTCTGTCCCTCTTTGCGATTAATTTGGAAGCCAAATAGTTGACTCATTACTATTCAGTTCAAATTGCTTCTACTATTTATGGGATTGAAATTCCGCTTGCGCCAGAAGTGGTATCACTATCATCACCTACAGTCCAGTATGAATACTGGAATTCAACTGTGAACTCTTCAATCTGATCATTGCTGTCATAAGCAAGATCAATTGCAGAAGCACTGGTTGGGAATGCGTACCAGAGCTTGTAAGATCTTAGTTCGCTTCCATTTGCTTGGTCATCCTTTTCAAGTTGTCTGATGACAACCGAACGACCATACTCGGTTGGATCAATAATACCAGCAGTGTTTGCTTGGTGTGAATTGATCTCATTCAACCATTCTTCAAAGTAAGCACGAATCTTCATCTCCTTATCGTTGATGAAGGTTGCAGACCAGTTATCAAATGTTCTGTCGCCTGCGATTTTTACCGTTCTTCCACGGAAGGGGACTTCAATAACACCTACGTTTGACGCTGGTAGAGCAGCAGACTTACACATAAACTGTGCAAGTTCTGTGTTACCATTTACTCCAGTTGGGAACGAAATGTCCACCTGGAACATGTTAGGTCTAACGCCCTGTTTTACTTGTTGAAGAAACCCTGATACGTTACTAGTGATTGCCATTGGTTTAAATTACTCCTTCTTTAGTATTTAATAAAGATCAGCGTCCGACTACTTCAGCAAACGAAACTCCAGTTCTTGTAGCAGTAAAGGTTACTGTTACGTAGTTGATGGAGCGGGCAGGTTTGATGAAGAGTTCTGCAACAAACTCGTTGCGGTCAATTACATCGGCGGTATTGTTTGTAGTATCACAAACAACTAGGAAATCAGTGATTCCTTGCTGTGCCTGAATATCATTTAGATATGCATTGATTGTTGACACGAACGAAGAACGAGTAATTTCATCGTTGATCTCAAAGAGAACTCCCTTAGCAAGGTTCTCAACTCTCTTCTCAATGTTGAGGAAGAGGCGACGAACGTTGATTCTGTCAAACGCGGAAGGTGAAGCAAGAGCAGTCTTGTCACCGAATAGAACAGCACCGCTACCTGGGAAGGTTACGATTGGGTTAATTCTGTTCTGATAGAGTTCGTCTCTGTCTGCTTTGTTTGGGTTGTATGCTAGTTTTACAACGTTGCGGAGACCACCACGGTTTAGACCAGCAGGAGAGATCCAGTCAGCAATTGTTGTTGAGGTGTTAACACACAGACCAGCAACGTCACCGTTACATGCAACGTAACGATATTTATCGCTAAAGCGATCATACATGTACTTGTAACCGCTATCAAGAACAGCGTATGAAGTTGATGTTACACTGTTAAAGAAGTTGAGAACATTGGTTCTTTGCTGGGAAGATGAGAGAGCAGATCCACTAGCACCAATTAAGTTTCCTTTGTGTGGTGAAACAAATGCAACACAGTCTTTTCTAGCAGCAGCAATAGCAACTACTTTCTGTGCTTTTGATAGTGTATCATTTTCGGCACCCATTGATCCACCCATTAGAACGAAGTCAACTTCGGTCTCTTCGGTATCAAGGAAAAGATCGTAAGCACCATTTACTTCACCTGGGGTGTAATTATAATCATCTGTACCAAAAGCAAGAGAAGTTTCATTCTTAGCAACTAAGAGGAACTTATTGCCAGATACTAATGCGGATGAATCTGATCCAAGTGCAACACCACCACCAGAAGAAACTGGTTGAATCGTGGCTGCAATATCAGCACCATGGAAGATGTATGTAGATTCTGTGTTGATTACATCTTTAAAGTAAGCAGAAGCACCTTCGGTTGTTTTGCCATCTACTAGTTTTGAAAGATATGTAAATCTCTCAAGAACGGTATTAGCAGCACCTGAAACATCTCCAGTTGTGTCAATAACAGCAACGTGAAGTTCGTCGTATGAAAGACCTCTTGAGGAAGCATACTCTGAAGTACCAGGGCGAGGACCGATTGCTGCTAGTTTGAGACCAGTTGAACCAATGGTTGTATTGGTGTACCAATCTTTAGTGTTGCTGATTGCAATGTTGTCGTTGCTTACAGTGTTGATTGTAAGTGTTAGATTAGCAGTAGCACCTGTTCCTAGGTCTGCTGCTGGGCAAGTAACGGTGTCTCCTTGAACGTAGTCAACACCACCGCTAACGATAGCAACGCCTGTTACAGCACCACCAGCGTCAATAGTAACGTCAACTCTTAAACCTGATCCAGAACCACCAGTAGGATCTACTGTGTGAACACCATTCTGTGTACCAACACCAGCATATGCACCAGCAGTCACTGCTGATACAACACCATCACCAGGCTCATCAAAGATGTCTGCGGTTGTGATTAGTGATGTTGGGTTGTCTAGGATAACAGCGAGTTCGTTGGTAGCAGCATCCCAAGAATAAATTCTTCCTGCTTTGCCACTTACGGTTGCGAATGCGGTGTTGAGTGCGGTTGTTGCTGGTGCAGATGCTAGGGTTAGGATCTGGTCGGCACCACGGTCAACTGCAACAACAGTCAATGAGTTACCCCAAGATCCTGCGGTTCTTGCTGCAAAAACGTTTGATGCACCGACACCTGCTTCCCATTCTAGATCGTTCTTAACTAGAACACCAGAAGCTCCAGATGTTGCGTTGAGTGCGCCTGTTTCAGCACGGACAACAGCGAGTCTACCGCCGTAACCGAGGAACTCTGATGCAACCAACCAATCTTCTGCGTTTCCTTCCTTTGGTGTACCAAAAACTTCAATCAAATCTTTCTGACTTGAGATTGAAACAATTTCACCAATGGGTCCTTTTTGAAAAGACGAAGCGAATGCAGCAGTAAGAGCAGAATCTCCTACGATGACAGCATTAGTTAGGTCGCGTTCCCTGAGAACTACACCAGGCGAGACTTGACTTGCCATGTTTAAAC